GTTAACCTCCACCCTGAGAGCAAGGTTCCCTTGGCCTTGTATCTTTGCTTCAGCCCCACGTTGTCGTTGATGATCTGAGTCTTCACCGATTCCGACGTCCACTGTATCGCGCTGTATTGCTCCTCGCTTAACACACTTTTGAAACAGTCTCCATACGCGTCTATCACCGCCCTCATTGACGACACGCTATGTTGGCTATTGAAGTCTTCAAAGTCTAGGCAGTACGGCAAGCGGTTGCGCAAAACCCCTGTGACTCGGCCAACCACGTTGAGATCATTGGCATCCTTACCGACCGGAAACCTATTCGGGAGCACGTTCTCACAGTTATAAAATGCGAAGTTAGACAGGGCATAGCTAGTCAGATCAGTACCGTATATCGCTCGCTGCTTACCCCACTCATATTTTGTCGACGCCCAGCCTTGTATCTCAGGGTTCCGAGACGTGAAGTAGTCCATGGTTATGTTGGGCATATTAGCTATCGTTATAAATTTGTTTTTCAACTCTCGTGATGAACGCACTATGAAAGCTTCGTCATCGATATGCTGTGAGTGGATGCTACCTGCGGCACTCCACTGCCAGCGTGATGCCCAATACTTGCTCCAGTCCGTACTCATTGGCTTCCTACCAATCAGGCTAGCTTGTCTGAAGATAGCCCTCGCCGCAGCATACACCTCGGAGTAATCCAGTTCAGCCAGCCTGGGCTCTGTCCTATTATTCTTTTCCACCTGCCAGTCAACATCACCATCAACCCTATTTACTATTACATCTATTTCAAATAACGGCCTCAGATCCTCTGATACCAAGTTCTGGAGCGACTTGCATTCCACGCTAACGTCTTTAGCCAACTTCTTGAATTCCGTCACTGTTCTGCACTTCAGAAGCCCACACTCCTTCACAGCTGATCTGTGCCCTTGTTTGAGCGACCTGTACCACAGCATCATGCCCGCCGCCATGCTGAGCGTCGCGTCATTAGGCCATCTCGTTGAGTCTTCGGCGTCACTCTTACTCAGCCCTGTAGTGGATACGTCCACCTCTAAAGGGGTGAAGTGGATGTGATGCGCACTAGTTATTTTTGTGTTTTTAAGTTTTTCTATTTTTTTTGTGTCATTTACGTTATTTAGTTCTCTGTCTGGGTAACGATCTCTGAATATTGAGCTGAAGTCTGTTGGCTCGTCCCAGTAAATCGAATCATATAGTCCGTTGAAATGTCTCGTTATTGTTGCCAGTGCCGCCTTCGAATGAGTAACTATGTACTGGTCTACCTTCATGTATACGAAGTTGTAGTCCACCCCTTCGAATATTCTAGCCCTCACCGCCACACCGAAATGAATGTATGATACTTCTCCTTCCGGCGCAGGAGATTTGGTCGTGCGCAAGTATATATAATTCGAATCTCTGAATGCCACTGCCCGCAGTGTCTTCCCATCGTACTTCAAGCACATTGGTACACAGTTTGATCTTAATCTGAACTTAAGATTGGTTTTTCGCTTCCCGTCCTTTACGATGATAGCTGTGACAGGTATACAGTCAATATCAAAGTCCGTTGTTGTGGTTATAGTTGATTTGTCATTTACCGGGGTGGTGCCAGATTTATGGTTCTCTATTCTACACCTTCCACAGGGGCGAGCTGCTCCATAGTAGCCGCTTCCTGTATGTTCACAGCCACTCCCGTCGCGACGGGAACAGCTGGGGTTGGTTGCACTTGTTCGTCGTAAAAATCCTGCCTCATTACATTAGCCTTACTTTTAACGACAAACTTGGTCTGCGTGAACTCTGTCATGTTAGACACCTTGAACTCTACCGCTTTGCGTCTACTAGAGATTATCGTCGTCGGTCTGAAAACGCCTGACCTGCATTTCCACGACGAAATATCGATTCGCGGCATTTCGATGGTTACGTGACATTCGCCGTACTGAAACAGGCTTCCAGATGAAGGTATGAGGTCGTGGCGCCCCGATCTTGATGCAGATTCAGAAACTCTTATCATGTCGAAGGGGCGCGTTCTAGCCAGCAATTCGTATGATGCTACCACCGAGTCGGACACGTTAGCATACACTGGGAAAATCTCGCCAGACTTTTCGTGTGAGAGAGTTACTTCATGACCAAATAGTCTGTAAAGACTAGCAATCTTGATTGCGTCTGGTACGCTCGCCGTTCCGTACCTGTCTACTGTGAAGCTCTGAAGCCCTCTCAGATGTGCCAAAG